ACACCCTAACTCATTATGGTCAGGTGTATATTATATTAAAGTTCCTAAAAACTCAGGCAAACTATTTTTAGAAGATCCTAGACCAGGACCTAATACACATATGCCTAGAAGATTAGATAATTTACCGGAAGCTTTATGGCGAGTATGCGCGTATGGACCTATAGAAGGGAGAATGATTTTTTTTCCATCATGGCTTCCACATGGTGTAGATTTAAATATGAACACAGAAAAAGGTGAAAAGAATTGGAGAATATCTGTGTCATATAATTTTATACAAATATGACCAAATTAATTTATACCAAACTTCCTATTGATCAGATTGAATATCTTGACAGACCAGAATTTCACACTGATGAAAAAAAATTTAAAGATAGCTTAACGGCTTCTATTCAAAAAAATGGTATTATAGAACCTGTCTATGCTGAGTATGGCAATGACTACGGTCCTAAGATTAAAGTAATTGTAGGTAATAATAGAATGACTGTTGCTAAAGCATTAGGTATTAAAGAAGTGCCTATTATTGTCAATATTTATACTCCAGAAACATTTAATTTAGAAGGACGAGAATTAAAAACAGATGATGAGATTAGGTCTTTATTTAAATTAAAGGATCAATTACAAATAAGAAGAGATAAGAAAGGCCGTATTGATCAAATTATGCCTCCCTATTATCCTAAGGTAGAAAATGAATACATTTAAAAAAAATAAATACCAAGTTATTAGAGGCGCTATTTCTAAAGAAATAGCTGATATTGGTTATAGATATTTACAAATTTCTGCAGGGGCGGATCAGTGGATGCTACAAAACAATACTACTCATGAAAAAAATCCTTTAATAGGTAACTTTAATGATCCACAAGTTCCTAACTCTTACGCTAAATATGCTGATCGTTTTATGGAAACATTATTAATTAAAACTATTGATGTTATGCAAAAGAAAACAGGGCTTAGGTTAGTGCCTACTTATTCATACACAAGGCTTTATAGAGAAGGCAATATTCTTAAAAGGCATAAAGACAGACCTAGTTGTGAGATATCTACTACGCTTTGTTTAGGCGGTGATCATTGGCCTATTTACTTAGATCCTACAGGAGCTAATAATGTTATAGATGAGTATAAAAACATACATAAACCTGGTGCACCTAAAGGTGTAGAAGTTAATTTAAAACCTGGTGATATGCTTATATATTCTGGTTGTGATCTAGAGCACTGGAGAGAGCCTTTTAAAGGCAAGCTCTGTGGTCAAGTCTTTCTACACTATAATCATGCTAATGGACCGTTTGCAAAGACTAATTTGTATGATAAAAGACCCCTATTGGGTATTCCCAAAACTCGTTGATCTACAACGCGATTTAATATAATCTACACAAAACAGGAATTTCTATGCTACAAAAATTAGGCTTTTTGCCAGGCTTTAATAAACAAGTTACTCCAACCGGGGCCGAGGGACAATGGACTGGAGGAGATAATGTTAGGTTTAGATATGGATCACCAGAAAAAATAGGTGGTTGGGCACAGCTTGGTGCAACTAATCTTACTGGTGCGGCTAGAGCAATACATCATTTTGACGATAACGCAGGTATTAAATTTGCTGCTATAGGAACAAACAGAATTTTATATGTGTACTCTGGGGGTACATATTACGACATACACCCTATCAGAACTACATTAACAGGCGCAACCTTTACAAGTACATCTTCATCAAAAACAGTTACAGTAACATGCACCGGGGCTCATGGATTACAAGATGATGACATTGTATTATTTGATAGTGTAACAGGAGTGACTGGATCATCTACTTATAATAACGCTACATTTGAAGATGTTAAATACATGGTAACATCAGTCCCTACTACAACTACATTTGAAATTACTATGGAATCAACTGAGTCTGGTACACCTTTAAGTGGATCAGGATCTGCTTCTGTATTGTGTTATTACACAGTGGGACCAGCACAACAGGTTGGTGGTTTTGGTTGGGGTACAGGATTATGGAGTGGTACGGTAGCCGGACCAGCAACAACTACACTAGCTTCTACTATTAACGATAGTGTAACTGATATTCCTTTAACTGACACATCTCAATTTCCTGCCACAGGTGAAATTAGAATTGGCTCAGAAGATATTAGTTATACAAATAATAATACAACCACAAATATATTAAGCGGTGGTGCAAGAGAAGTTAATGGTACCACAAAAGCTGGCCACAGTGCTGGTGTAACGGTTACAAATATTTCGGACTATGTAGCATGGGGCGAAGCTTCATCTGCTGACTTTACAATTGATCCAGGTTTATGGGTATTAGATAACTATGGTACAAAACTTATTGCGTTAATTTATAATGGAAGATGTTTTGAGTGGGATGCAGCTGCTACAAATGCAACATCAACACGAGCAACTATAATAGCAAACGCACCAACAGCCTCAAGACACGTACTAGTATCTACACCTGATCGACACTTAGTATTCTTTGGAACAGAAACTACCGTAGGTAGTCAGTCATCACAAGACGCTATGTTTATTAGATTCTCTGATCAAGAAAATATTGACGGTACAGATGCATACACAGTAACTGCAGAGAACACGGCAGGTACACAAAGACTTGCAGCAGGTTCTAAAATTATGGGAGCTATACGAGGTAGGGATGCAATCTATGTATGGACCGATACTGCATTATTTTTAATGACCTTTGTAGGCGCACCGTTTACTTTCTCCTTTCAACAGATAGGAAGTAACTGTGGACTAATAGGTAAGAACGCATGCGTTGAGGTAGATGGTACAGCGTTTTGGATGTCAGAAAATGGTTTCTTTAGATACGATGGTCAACTAGAATCTATGGACTGTTTAGTAGAAGACTTTGTTTATGACAATCTAAACTCTACACCTAGAGATTTAATTAACGTAGGACTAAACAACTTGTTTGGTGAAGTTATATGGTTCTATCCATCAGGTACTTCTTTAGCTATTAACAACATGGTGTCATACAATTACATTGAGTCTTATAGTAGAGCTAGTCCTAAACAAGCAATATGGACTACAGGAACTTTATCAAGAACAGCATGGGCAGACTCTGCTGTGTTTGCAAAACCACACGCAACAGAATACGATCCAGATGGCACTGCATCTGATGTAATAGGAAATACAGATGGTTGTTCTATATATTATGAACATGAAGTAGGAACTGATCAAGTTAAAGCAGGAGGAGTTGTTACAGCTATTCTAGCAGAAATTACATCTGGAGATTTTGATATTACACAGAAAAGAACTGCAGCAGGACAAACTATTGGTATGCCAGATCTTAGAGGTGATGGTGAGTTTTTAATGAAGATAAGAAGAATTATACCAGACTTTATATCTCAAACAGGTAATACAACAATTACATTATTATTAAGAGATTACCCTAATAATGCAGCAGCTAGCTCATCATTAGGTCCCTTTACAGTTACAAATACGACTGATAAGGTAGATACTAGAGCAAGAGCGAGAGCAATTGCTTTAAAAATATCTAACACAGCTTCTTCACAAGACTGGAAGTTAGGTACATTTAGATTAGATATACAACCGGATGGTAGAAGATAATGGCTTACGTAGGTGTAGATAAAGAACGTTATGATGCTGGTAATAAATTTTTAAGTCAAGATAGATTTCTTGCTAACTACAGCCCATATTCGATGGATACTAGTACACCTAATAATATGGCTGGAGTTGTTTCTAGTTCTGCAGCCTTACCTTATTTATACGGCAACAACGACAATCCATATATTTCAATTGAAGATAAGATTTCTAATTTTAATACAGCAACAGCTAATAGACAACAAAATTTAGAAAACCCAAATATGCTTTCTAATTTTTTAGGTAATCAACGTTCTGTAAATGAAATGATGAATCCTGTTAATACAAAATTTTCAAGATCAATAGCCGACACCCGAAATTTTGGTTTAGATGTCTTACCAGGCGCAGGTCAATATGGTTACATGCCTGGAATTGTAGAAGGAGATGTAAGAAGAACATCAGGAATTCCTTTTGGTATAAGCAGTTTAATATCCAAAGCGTTACCTGATAAATACTACGACATGAGTCCCGCTGATCAAATATTTATTCAATCAAACATGGGTTATGACGGAAACAAAGATCCTTTTGGAATAAATGTAAGATCAGCGTTTGGAGATTATGGAGCATACACAGATAAAATGGCTGATGAAGAAGGTGACTTAGCAAAGCTAGTAGCTGATCAAAAAAGAAGGGGCTTAGTTAATACTATTCAAATGCAAAAATTAAATTTTTATCAAAATCAAGCACGTAACAGAAACATTATTAATGCTAATGTAGCTACTCGAAACAAAATGAGAGATGCATACGAAGCTGAAACTAGAAGAGAATTAACTGCAGCCGATAGAAGATTTGCGGACACAAGAGACTATGATGAGTATTCAGGAGCTGGTGGATCACCTACAGGACCTTCTGTTACATACACTTCAGAAAACCCTATGGCAAAAGGTATGGATAAAACATATTCTTACGAGGGTAGTGATGAACAAGACAGGGATAATGAAAATACCTCTAGTAGAAACGAGTCTCCGGCTTATGATTATGCTTATGGTGGTATTGTGGGGATGTATAGATAATGGCAAAAATAGTACAATCATTAACTAGAGCCAGTAAAGAATACGATCAAGGTACATTTCAATCTTTAGTTAGAGATTTAGATAACGTAATTAATAAACTTAACTCTACGTTTCAAGATGAAATTAAACAGGAGATAGAAGCTAAAGCTTTCTTTTTAGAATAATGGCAACAGTAAATTTATTTAAATTTTTTGGCGTAGATAACGTTACATCAACAGATCCACAGACTATGTTTGGCACAACAGATAGTGTACAAAACCCATTAGTTAATGAAACATATATTGTTAAATCTTTAAAAGTTACATCAGCAGGCACACCTACAGTGACCGTTATTAACAACAGTATTACTACAATTAAAACAGCTGCTCTGACAGCTAATCAAACAGAAGAATTATTAACCGTTCCTTTAGTAGTAGAAGGTGGTAAAGTATTAACAGTTGCATCAAGCAGTGCAGACTCTTTTGATGTGGCTATTAGTTATTTAAACATAAGGAAGGATAAGGTAGACTAATGGACGATATACCAGTAATAGATGCAGTAAAGACTATAAGTCAATATAGACATAAGAAAACAGGGGCTATTTATAAGACAAAAGAAGAGTGGGAAAAGCTTGGAATACCCAATGAAGACATAGCGCAGGAT